TTCGTGGTTCCCGTAGCCAAGGACCAGCAGGAGGTCCGCATAGGGTCGGAACCATTCGACGGCCGTGTCAACGATGGAGTCAAGGTATCGCCCGTTGTTATGCTCTGGACGGATGTCGTCCTTGCTCCTGCGAGGGTCGCCCTTGCCTTGCATTAAACAAAAAAAGTCCCCATTTACGAGGACTTTCGCACCCCTGCGCTTGGCTTCTTCGAGGTGGTTGGTTAACAAGGCCCTATCGCACTTGGGGTTGTCCCAATGCAGGTCGGAGAGCAGCAAGAATTCTTGGGTTCGTCCGCACTCAATTGCGTGGACGTTTTTGGAATGCTTGGTTACTTTCATACGAGGGTTTTAAGTTTAGCATTCTCGGACTGGAGTTCATGGATGGTATGTTCCATTTCCTCAAGTCGTTGACGCAAACTTACGACCTCGTTACGAAGTTGTGTTAATTCTTTGTTTTGGGACTCGCTGGTAGCCTGCCACATAGCGAGGACCGCTTGGGCCTGCCTGACTTGCAGGGAGTCCGATTCTACACGGCCCTTTGTAAACCAAGCGACCGCTCCACCGACGATTGCTGCAACGCTCCCGACGATGGTGGTTTCTATCAAGTTCACTTCTTGACCTTTACTTTATCGATTGTCATCCAACCAACTGACAACAAGGTGATTAATGCACCGATAATCTCTTGCAAAGTTTCGGTGTCCAAGAGGCCCTTGGCGACGAGGGTTCCACCGATGAAGGTTAACAGGTGGCGAAGTAAAGCAATGACGGCTGATTTCATTATTGGGAGTTTAGGGGTTTCGGGGTTGCGTTTGCGGAATAATCTCATAGGGGTTTGTGTTCGTTGTAGTCCTTTGTGTACTGCTCGTCCCATCCGAAGAAGGAGTGAACTCCGCAGGGTTCGGGCCAAGTTTCGTACTGGGTGGCATCTTCGGGTGCGTCGCTCTCCCAAAGGATGTCATAGCAGATAAATCCATCCAAGACTCCGAGGGAAACCGCAGCGGTCGTGCCTGTGCATAGAGCCAGCACCTTGTCAGCGGTGGCCCCGTCGGGGAAGGCGAACTTGCGGAAGGTGGGCATCTTAAGGGGTGGTCAGCGTTGCGAGTTCTGCGTTGGTGAGGCGGGTGGTGTAGAGGGCCATAGCACGAAGGCGGCAGTTGCCAATAGCATTTGTCGTGCTTAAATCAAGGGATATTTGATTGAGTTGAGTGATTATTTGTGCGCCTCCATTTGTGAGCGTGTATTGAGTTCCGTTTACAAAACAAACCACTCCCGAACCATCATAGCCCCAAGCAATTTTAACTCCATCCGCAGTTGATGGTGTAGATAAAATATCGCTTTGACCATTCACAATACTTCGCACGATGTTTGTGGTAGCAACCGCTAATCCAATATTATTGCTTGACCCAAAAATCTGAATCCAACGAGTTGCCGTTGATGTCAATCTCAATGAGTATGTTAAGTCAAGGTAGAATGTTCCAGCCGTCTGCCCGATGCTTCCGCTGACGGCTCCCGTCACGGACACCAAATCACCGCTTCGGCTTCCCGTTCCTGTGGTGGTGGGGATATAAGAAGTCGCCACCGAGCCTGTTTCCAGTTGTGCGCCCCATACATACGCAGTATTTCCGCTTGCGCTATTTATGATAGCACTTGTCATAGTTCCATCGCTCGTATTAGCACGAATATTCCCAGCGGTCCCAAGGCCAAGAAGAACGGTCATTCTACAACGATACCATCCATTCCCGTAGTTCTCAATGCCTTGTGACTGCAATGTGTAGCCCGCTCCAACAACTCCGCTAACCGCAAGAGCGCCCGTGTTAAGATTCCAAACAACTGCGGCTCCGCTTGCAACAAAGCCATTCTCCATAGTTAAGCCAAAAAATCCGCTCCCCGCTTTTGCAAATACGGAATAGGAATAGGTTGTGCCTGAAACAAATGTAAACGACTGAATGATTCTTGCGCTACCGCTTGCGGATGCCGTCAAAAGGTCTGCAGTTGTTGTTCCATCGGGAGCCGTAAACGCAGCCGTTGAGCCCGTTGTAACCGTGATATTTGTGGGAGCCCAAGTTGTAAGAAAATCCTGACTCTGCAACGCCAAGTTCGTCGCCGCAGGCTCCACCAAAAGAGCAGGACACCCCGCCGTTCCACCGCTGGTGTAGTAGTCCAAGCGGGGGACACCGCTTGCAACGCTCTCAATCAAGCCAGCCGAATTGAATCGGGTCGCAGTAGTCCCACGGGTAACATTGAAGTCCCCCGATGAACCAAGGACCAACCCAGCCGAAGTCGTAGCGATTTGAGTGTAGAGTTTCCCCGTCTTGAATCGGGCAGGGACGATAAGAAGTGATGGGCTTGCAGGCATCTGCTATGCGTTTAAAAGATTATACATTCGGACTTCGAGGCAGTTGATGAAGCGAACCTCCGCAGCGTTAGCCGAGTCGGTGTTCGCCCGTTGCATAAACGGCAGCCAAGAGTTGGAATAAAAGACGAAGAAAGCGTATGATTGGAAGGAGTTGAGGAATCGGGTTTGGAGGCATCCATTGACCGCAGCCTCGGCAGGCAAAGCCCCGTCAGCGTCTGCACGTTGGTTGAAGGCAAGCCAAAACGGATTGCCACCGCCAAGCAGTTGGTTTGTGGGATAGCCGTAGCCGTAACCTATCAGCATTAGAGGAATGTAAATCCGATGACCGAACCCACCGAAGGAGTAACGGCAGTAATCTTACCGCCATTGCGACCGCTGATAACGATGCCAGCGGAAAGGGATTTGCCACTAAAGTTGTAAGCGGTTAGCAGGTTCTCACTTCCAGTTCCCGTTAAAGTTGTGAAGGTCGCAGCGGTGTTGACTACAAGGAAGTCGTAGTTCTTCCCGGTAACGGTTCCATCAATGAACTCCATCGTACCGCCCTGTCCGAGCATTTGTTGCAATATGGGTGTAGGCATTTTTTAGCGTTTAATTGTAAATGTCTTTTATGTGGGAATTTCACAAACCGAGTGAGAGTAAGGAATCTCAAAGGTCATCGTAGCCTGCCACCCTGCCGTGCGGTCGTCCCGGCTCTCTACAAAGCGGGTAAGCGACACGGAGGCACTAAGGGTCCAGTCCTCGTTCGGGTCGTTTGTAAGCGACGATATGAAGTCCTGTGCGATTTGCAGTTGGTCGCTTAGGACCTCATCCTCGTTGTCCTGCCAACCCAGCGTAGGGCTGCCCGAAACCACTCCGCCCATCGGCTTGATGGACTCCACCCGGTCGCTAAAATAGACACCGACCACAAGGTCCAAAGTCCCAGCGTCAGTACTTGCAGACTGCACGTCCGCAAAAACGAGCGGATAGACGATTCGCTCACGGCTTGGGGTTCGCAGGTTGATGGTGTTGTCCGTGCCTACCGCAAGAGGGTCGCCCGTCCCGAACGAGTTGACTTGCGGGTGAGCATTTGCAAGGTCCAGCAGGGCCTGCTTGATTTTTATCCAAGACATAGTTTTGTAATTTCAGTATGTTCTTCTTGTGTGCGCCCATCGTCAGCAGTCATTACACGCCCCGAATTGACCGTAAGGGTAGGGGTAGTCAAGGTTGCTGATTCCCATTCTTCGGTTGCGGTCCAAGACCATCCCGGTGCGGTAGTTGGTGGCGTTCGGGTATATCGTATCCAAAGCAGAAGGAGGCGAGTTCCAGAGCGGATAAGAATTGCGGTTCTCCATTAAGTACCGGGTAATGCGTTCGGAGTACCACTCGGCATCGTTCTTGACCTTATCCGTGAGCCGGGTAATCTCTTCCATGCTCATCTGGGAACTTTCCTCGCTGGTTCTACGGACCATGCCCTTGTTCATGTACTTGAACGCAAGGACCATCGGCAACTCGTAGTAAAGCCATTGAATCATAGCAGGCTGGATGTAATCCTCCAGCAGCGTTTGATTGAGTGCAGACGTTGAACCGCTGACCACTTGGCTGACGAGTTCCCCGTACAACGGAGAGCCAACAATCGGCTGAATCCGCATCTCTTGGACCTTGACCACGGTGGGCCGGATTTGGGTGTAGGATACGTTCTCGTTTATGATGCTATTGTCCAGTAGCGTTTCTTCGCTTATGAATAGTGCCTTCATGCCTTGCTGATTTTATTGCCTTTGCGGATTACCAACTGCTGCTCCCATACATGGCGACATTGGGGGCGATTCACTCCGCTGGGTGTGTGATACCAACCGCCTCTCCTGTTCCAAACCGAGTAGCCCATGATCGCACTAATTCCGTCGATGTCCTCCCTCGTGTAAACCTTGCCCTGCCCGGCCAAGTCAAGCATAACCTTGCAGAACTCACGGCTGGATCCTTTGTCTTTGTTGCTGAACCCTGTCGCCCATGCGTATTTGTAACGGACCTCCAGTACAGGCTCTGCAACTTCCTTGACGTTCTTGGGAAGGTTCTGCTCGGCTATCTTGTCCACGGCCCGGCTGATAGGGTAGCGGTCCTTGGTAATCAAGTAGGCGACCCGCTTGGCAACCTTCGCCTTGCTAACTCCAAACTCCTTTGCCATTTCTTCAACCGATGCGTCCCGGTTCTTCTTGCGATACGCCTCAATCTTCTTGTCCAGTTCGACTTCTTCCTCGCCCAGTTCGGCAAAGGCCAACCGTATGTTTTCGTCGATGT